GGAAATTACGCATTGAACTATTTGATGACAGGAGATTTCAACAAGGGAATCCCACTAGGAAAAGTAACTGTACTTGCAGGAGAATCAGGAGCAGGTAAGTCTTACATAGCATCAGGAAACATCATCAAGAATGCACAGGATCAAGGTATATTCGTTATACTGATCGACACAGAGAACGCACTAGACGAGAAATGGTTACAAGCATTAAAAGTGGACACATCAGAAGATAAACTTCTAAAATTAAGTATATCAATGATCGATGATGTGGCGAAAACTATTTCAGAGTTCATGAAGGGTTACAAAGAAGCACACTCAGACGACAAGGAAGGTGCACCTAAAGTACTGTTCGTCATAGACAGTTTGGGCATGATGCTTACACCAACTGACGTTAATCAGTTTGAAGCAGGTGACATGAAAGGTGACCTAGGTAGAAAACCCAAGGCATTGACAGCACTCGTAAGAAACTGTGTTAACATGTTTGGAAGTTGGAACGTAGGACTTATAGCAACCAACCACACATATGCATCACAGGACATGTTTGACCCAGATGACAAGATATCAGGTGGACAAGGATTTATCTACGCAAGTTCGATCGTTATTGCAATGAAGAAACTTAAATTAAAAGAAGATCTAGACGGTAACAAAGTCACAGATGTGAGAGGTATAAGAGCCGCTTGTAAAGTTATGAAAACAAGATACTCTAAACCTTTTGAATCAGTACAGGTTAAGATTCCATACGAAACAGGAATGAACCCATACAGTGGACTAGTTGACCTATTTGAGAAAAAAGGTGTGCTAGTACAACAAGGAAACAGACTGAAATACATTGATAAAGCCGGTAAAGAACACATCGACTTTAGAAAACAATGGATTGGTGATAAATTAGATATGCTAATGGCAGACTTCACAGAGTCCACAGATTTTGCTGACAAAGTAGAAGAGCCAGAAGTTAAAACAAAAACTAAAAAAGCAGAACCAATTAAAGAAGAGAAATAATGATAGACTTTACACACGAAGACATTGAACGTTTGTGGAACTCAATTATACATTACGTCCCTGAGAGACAAAAATTGGACATGGCTATTGACTTCATTAAAAGTTTAGAGGACATCGGTGTAGAACATGACGAGATAAAAGCATCTGCAGAATACGATCCAAAACTCGAAGAAGCTGTCAATACTGTGTTTGAGGAAGATGAAGTGGACGAGGATGGATATAGCGAGGATGAATGATAAACTGGTATAACGAAGTAAGTAGAAACCTAGCCAAGATACCTGACTGTGTAGCATACTTTGATCTAGAACTTATTGAAGCAAAAAAACAGTGTAAGATATACGGCAATTTAGAAAGAGCGGCCGCTTCATTGCCCGGTATAGTTGAGGAAAGATTTGGACAACTACAACAGCTAGAAGCCATACTGGAATATCTAAACATAGAATTAAGAAGACTAAGATCTAAGACTTTCAGAAAATTCCTTGAGAACTACAACAGAGCATTGAGTAGTAATGATGCAACAAAATACGTTGACGGAGAAGATGACGTTGTTGACATGACAAAAATAATTAACGACTTTGCATTGATAAGAAATCAGTGGTTATCCATCACCAAAGGCTTAGATCAAAAACAATGGCAAATAACAAACATTGTTAAATTGAGAGTAGCAGGTATGGAAGATGCTGACATCTAATAGAATAATACTCACAGACGTAGACGGAGTACTGTTGGAATGGGAACACCATTTCACTAAATGGTTACAGTTACGATCATACTTTGACAAGAATGGAAATAGGAATTATCCATACAAGTTATTAGACTCCAATCATAACGACTATGACATGTCTAAAAGATTTGGAATTAGTAAAGAAACAATAAGCCAAGAAATCAGAGAATTCAACAGGAGTGCCTGGATGGGGACACAACGACCCATGCTAGAATCACAGACGTGGGTAAAACTGTTACATGCCGAAGGATGGACTTTCGTACCAATAACATCACAGACGTCAGACATACCAGGGCAGGCACTACGTAAAAAAAGATTAGGTGAATTATTTGGTGAACATGTTTTCTCAAATTACCATATATTAGGTACAGGAGCAGACAAGGACGGTGCACTAGCGGAGTTCCATGATACCGGACTATATTGGGTCGAGGACAAGCCTAAGAACGCTCTAGCCGGGCTCAATTACGGTTTAAAGCCCATATTAATTGACCATCCATACAACAAAGAATTTAATCACCCCGACATTATACGTGTAAATAATTGGAAACAAATACACGAGATATTATCCAAATGAAAGTTTATGTAGGATGGGATCCTAGAGAAGATATAGCATACCAAGTGTGTGAACACTCCATCAAACGTAAAGATTCTGAGGCAGAAGTATACCCACTAAAACAAAATGAAATGCGTCAGCAAGGCATCTATACCAGAGAAGCTGACAAGTTAGCAACAACTGAATTTACATTTACTAGATTCTTTGTGCCTTGTCTTAATAATTTCAAAGGTTGGGCAGTGTTTTGTGACTGTGATTTTTTATGGAAGATAGCTTCAAAAGAACTAGAGCAATACTGCGATGATTCAAAAGCAGTGGTATGTGTTCAACACGATTACACACCCGAAGAAGGATCGATTAAAATGGATGGACAGGTACAGACTGCATATCCAAGAAAGAACTGGTCAAGCATGGTACTATGGAATTGTGGGCATGAGAAAAATAAAATACTAACACCCGAGTTCCTAAACAAACAGACTCCAAAATTCCTACATAGATTTAGTTGGTTGGAAGATTCGGATATCGGATCACTACCACACGAATACAACTGGTTGGTAGGTTGGTACAAAGAACCCAAAGATGGTGCACCAAAAATACTACACTACACAGAGGGCGGACCTTGGTTTGATGGTTACAGAGATTGCGAGTATTCCGATGATTGGAAGAAAGAAGTCATCAACCTGTTCAGTGCATAATGGAATTCTTTAAAAGACTACATAAAAAACATTATCACAAGGAGCCGGTAGAACATATATTAGGCACGCAATTACGTAGAGTAGCCGAGTATGATGACCTATACGAAAATCAAAATCGTTTTGATGGCGCAATCTGGACAAAATTTAAAGAGACACATGGCCTAACATGCCAATTTCACGAGGACCTAAACGATATAGATCATTCAAAGGACATTATGTGCTTATGGTTTTTCCGAGAACGAGCTGATAGAGATCCCGGCAACGACATAAATTTATCTGGTAAAGTAATAAGTTTTTCTGTCAACACACTTTTTATAACACCATCTAAAGAAGTTAAAATTGTTAAACGGAAGAGATTCTTTCCCAGAAGACCATGTTTGCAGTTAGAGATTAGTAACGAAATTTATTTAAATATAAAAAAAGGATTAGGTATTGATGAGTGAAGGTGAACGATTTCTAGATAAGTGTCTCACAACAACAGTGGGCTTACAACCGTGGCCACACCAAATCATTAACGACACATTAAGTCAAGAGGCCTTTGCAAAGCTGAAGGACAGTTGCTTTAAAACAACTTTGACTAAGACAACAGAACTACGACATATCTTTCCGGATCAATACAGAGACTGGGGCATAGACTTCTATGATGAAACTGTAGATATATGTACTTCGATATTAGAAAATTATAAAAAAATTTGTGCTGTATATCCTCGACATAGAATGTTTCCTAATATTGGAGTAAATGCACACATATCTGTCACCCCGCCTCTACCCTATAAGTTTCATATTCATCAAGAAGGATTAGAAAAAATTTGGAGTTCTGTTACTTACATCACACCTGAAAAGAATGTTGGGACAAAGATGTATTCCGAACAAAAAGAAGAATCCTTTGTAAGTGAAGCTCAGTGGTTACCAAATAGTACCTTTATTTTTTGTGGACAACAAGGCAAAACATGGCATTCATATGAAAGTAATCAACAATCAAATAGAATTACGTTGAATCTTTTCCTTCAAAAAACGAGAAAAGATAAATGTTTTATTGAGCTTTCTGATCTTTAATAAAATGTTCTAAGGCTTTTACATCGGCTTCGAGATGTCTAGATCTTACTTTGTGCCAGACAAAATTATCCCTATTATTAATATTGAGATGGGTGCGTACTTGGTCGCCTGTTTTATCAAATACCTTTTTTGCCTTGAACACAACAGTTGGCAAGTATAAACATCTACGCAATCTACGTGAAACTTTTTGTGTGTATGAATCAACGTGCCAATGCCAGAAAAATGGTGGAGCCAGATAACCCAATGTGTTTATCCAGTTCTTATGCACAGCAAAATGTGCCGCAGGTAATGGCTTGTCCCCCCATATTTTTGTTTCATCTTTGTATCTTTTTGATCCCTTTAGTCTACCATCGCTGGGTACAACCATTAAAATTTTATCCTCGTACCTGTTAAATTCTTTTGAAATAAGGTCATCCCATCCTTTAGTTTGCACCTGTACATCGTCTCCCATAAGCATAACAATGTCATGCCTGGCTTTGTCGGCCATTAGATTCCAACTGTAACAAGTGGACTGATTTGGACCAACCGTATAGTGTTTTTCGTCTAACAGG